CGGCGGTAACACATTCGGGAACAACTGCGGAGGTAACACGTTCGGGAACTACTGCTATCGTAATACGTTCGGGAACGATTGCCGCTATAACACATTCGGGAACGATTGCTGGTACAATACATTCGGGAACGATTGCGGCGGTAACACATTCGGGAACGGTTGTTGGTATAATACATTCGGGAACGATTGCTACTACAATACATTCGGGAACAACTGCGGAGGTAACACGTTCGGGAACGGTTGTGGTAGTAACACGTTCGGGAACAACTGTCGCTATATCACTGTTCACAACGGCGTTCAATACGTGAACGTTCCTGGCAGCAGCACCGTTTCTGCCTATGTCCAGAACGCCCAAATACTCAACGGAACACACGGTACTGACTCGTCAAATCTGCTACAAATATCGTTCCAAGAGGATGCAGATTACTGCCAATATGCAGGTTTGAATAGCAGCGGAAATTTGAGGATTTGGACGCCTGCTGATGCCGCATAAACGTAGTGCATGTTTGCATATTGTTGCGACCTATACGCAGTAATACGCAAAGAAAAATCGGAACGAAAAATGAACATAAAACCGTAAACAAAATGAAATGAGCATATTACAGCGGCACGGAAATTGGTTTGGTATTAGTTGTTCCCGAACTAATCCTCATATAATTGAGGGAATAACTAAATATCAACCTAATTAAAAACAAAGTTCTATGCTCAAAAAAATTAGTTACAAGTTGGTTTTTAACCGAGCGCGAAGACTTAATCAGAGGGGCGAAGGCCTGATTCAGATTGAGTGTACACAACAGAAGCGCCGCATTTATTTCAGCACACACACTTATGTCAAACCGGAAAATTTCAGTCATGGGGCAGTTATTGAGACCCCGAATGCCGACAGCCTGAACTATGTCCTTTATCAGATGATGCAGGATGTGGAGTTGGTAGAACTGGAGTACATCAAGCGTGGTGTAGAGGTTCATCTACCAATGCTTAGGGAGGCGGTGCGGTCGCACATTTCACCGGCAGCCAAACTGTCAGACTTCGGAACGCAGGTTGTCAACCAGAGCGAACGCAAGAACCTCACAAAACTCAATTATCAAACCCTATTGAATAACATTGACAAGTTCCGGCATGGTGCGCTGATTACAGACATTGACTATCAGTTTTTGGTCAGTTATGACAAATGGCTGCGTGAAAGTGGTATTGCACATAATACGCGGATCAGTCGCCTCCGGTTGCTCCGGGCATTGTTGAATGAAGCACGGAAACGTGATATCATCCACACCAATCCATTTGATCGCTTCCGGATCCAGCAGATGGTCAGCAAGAAGGGTTTTCTGACACCAGAGCAAGTTCACAAACTGGAGAGGATGGCACTCAAAGGGTACGAAGACAAAGTGCGTGATGCGTTCCTGATAGGCTGCTATACCGGACTGAGGTTTTCCGATATTGTGTCACTCCGGAATGAGCACATAAAAGGCGGTTGGCTAACAAAGAAGATGGCAAAAACAGGCTTCATCGTGGAAGTGCCGATTGCAGAGCTGTTTGGTGGCAAAATGCTGCTCCTTCTGGAGAAATACAATGGTAACATCGAGCGCCTCACGAAAAGCCTGTCAACAAACTCATCTGTCAATAAGACGCTGCGCAACATACTGGACCGCATCAAGGCAGATCCAAAAATAACATTCCACTCATCAAGGCACACCTTTGCCACCCATTTAGGACAAAGCGGTGTGCAACTGACAACCATTCAAAAGCTACTTGGGCACCAGAAGCTACAGACGACACAGATCTATAGTGAGGTTGACCGAAAGGCGATAACCAATGACCTCAAAAAAGGTCGCAAACGAATAAATCAATGACAAAAATTTTAGTAGGTAGCCGTGCCTTTTTCAACGGCATGAAAGGGTTCCAGAGTAAAGACCGGGACTATCTGGTTTTGGTAGAACAGCCACAAGGCTTCAACTGGCGACGCGAACAAAGCGTGCGTGGTATTTGTACGTTTGAGTATAAGAAAGACACACCGGCAGCGATGATTGCAAAGACGCTGGAGATGGGTGATGCTTTGCTTATTGGCAAGTTCCTCGTGCCCGAAGTTGCACAAGCTATAGGTGCGACAGTCCAGGACATCCTGCCACTCGAAAGCCTGCTGCCTAAACTGGATGCCAAACATCAATATGAGGCGGTCATTTTCGACGCTATCAAGACCAATGGCACATTCACGCTCACCGAGGAACAGCGCAAAGCTGCATTCAAGGTGTACCTTTCTGCCCGAAAGTCTGACAAAGATCCGGGCAACCAAAAGAGAAAAACCGAATAGAGGAAACTCTATCACTGACATATACGAGCAATGCCGATGGGTATAGAAAAAGCCCTCGGCTGTGGCTGACAGACGCTCTTACCTTTCTATCAGACCACATTTGCAAGCGATACAGCCGCTACCGAGGACATAATGATCCTAAGTCAGCGGCTGTATCGCTTCGTATATGTTCCGGCAAAAGTGCCGTGTATGTCTCTACAAGTAACCCCGTAGAATGGTAAGAGCGTGCAAAAGTACAAAAAATTTTTGACATATCCAAATTTTTTCACAAGAAAGGAGAAAAAACATGAACATTTACTACAAAATGCTGGACAAAGTTATGTCCGAGGGTAGGATGCAGACCAATAAGAAGGGAAGCATCAGGTATCTAACCAATGAAGTGCTGCACATGGAGCCGGCAGATCTGCTGGATATCTTTGAGACACACGGCATCGCACGCAAGAAGCTCAAAACAGAATTGAAGATGTTTGAAGCCGGAATCACCTCCACGGAACAATACCGGGCAGAAGGCATCACGTGGTGGGACTATTGCGGTGAACAACTCAAAAACAGCTATCCGACCTATTTCAAGCGTCTGCCGGCACTGGTGAAGAAAATCAATGCTGAGAAGAAGAACAGCAAGAACTATGTCCTGTTCCTGGGCGAAACCGGAGTGGAAACCAACCAGCAGCCGTGTTTGTCTCTGGTGCAGTTCCAGATTGAGGATGGCAAAGTCATCATTTCAGCCTATCAGCGTTCATCTGACGCTAACCTTGGGCTGCCGTGTGACATCTACCACCTCTATCTGATGGCGCGTGAAATAGACCTGCCTTTGAAGTCTATTACACTATTCTTAGGCAACGTTCACATTTACGAATCCAACCTCTTGAACACCTACGAACTCCTAAACGGTGCGCAGGATGTCAAATTCACTCTGAATGTATGAAAGACTGGACAGGCAATCACTCATCACAATTTGCCGCATTAGGTTCAAGTAATCACACAGAGTTGGAACGTGAGGAAAACGACTTTTATGCTACAGATCCGCGTGCAATAACAGCCTTAGCCGAACACATGCAACTTCCACATCGCATATTTGAGTGCGCATGTGGAACCGGACATTTAGCCAAAGCACTCACAGAACTTGGTCATGAAGTTATTGCAACGGATCTGATTGATCGTGGATTTGGTCAAGGCAATGTAAACTTCTTGGAAGTGGAATCAATGCCGGAAGATTGCGACTGCATTTTGACAAATCCGCCGTACAAGTTCACAAATGAGTTCATAGAACACGCATTGAAGATATTGCCCAAAGGAGGCAAAGCAATCTTCTTGCTGAACGTGAACATTTTGGCAGGAAAATCACGTTTTCAGCGCATTTATTCGCGTGGAGTATTGAGAGAATTGTATTTGTTCACCAAACGCATTGTGTGTGCTAAAAATGGCGATTTTGAAACCTACAAATCATCTGCTGTGAATTATGCTTGGTTTGTATTTGAGAAGGGGGTTTGTGGATCCACTCTGCTGCATTGGATATGAGTAGGTGATGGTGGTTTCAAATGCCGTTAAAATGGTGTTTGAAAACCTATAAAATAACAGAAGCGGGCATTGTTTTGGTGTCCGCTTCTGTGTGTATGTGTGCCGAATTTTTGAGACGTTTGGTTTTGCAAAATGGAGACATTTGGTTTTGGCGATTATACATCAGCGAGATTAGCTTGATCAATATTGAGACGTCAGGAGCAACCGTAGTGGAAAATAGTTTTCCT